GGATTCTTTTACGGCCAACAATAGTGCCCGCTGGGACAGTGTTGCTACCGTTGTTAGGTATTGAACACTCGTAAACATTGTATGCGACATAGGTGGACAAAGTAGAAGATCTAGCTGTTTGGCTAGAAGAGGCAACTAAGATTTCTACCCACGCATAAGTCCAAAAGGTTCCCGCACAATCAGCACTGGTAAGCCCTGCTTCTGAACAAGTAATCCCTGTGATCCGAGCTTTGAAAACTGTGTGAGAAGGCCCGAATCCACAGTCGCAACCCCCACTGCCATCAAGGCCACCCCCACTAAAAGCACCACAGCCATCGGCCAAGCACTCGTCGATACCCAAGAACAAGCCGTTGGGGTCTTGAAGACAACGACCGGAGACACAGGAGTACCGCAGTTTCTCCTCTGGGCCCACCGGCGGAACAGAGCCTGGGTTCGCGGTTGGAGAGATGGCGGTCGTTGCAGGATTGCCGACGACGTTGAAGAACGCGAACGACGTGTCCCCAAAGCCGTTGCCGCCAGGCATGAAGAACTGCGCAGGCAACGACGGACCCGTTTGATTCGGGGCAGAACCAGGCGCAGAGTAACTGGTGGGGTCTACGAACTTAAGGCCAGGAGCCAACGTGACAATCTGAAACCCGCTCGTCATGCGTTGCGTGAACGCTTGCGAGAACACAGGGAGAATCTGCTCGAACTCCCGGTTGGCGGTGTTGAGAAGTTCGTCGTTGTTCATCAGAACACGAAGAGGTTCATGTTGTCGACGGTACCCCCACTGAATCGCTTTCCAGTGCGGGAGTTCATGTTGCCCAAGGTGTCATGCGCGGTCTTGATGGCTTGGCGGTACGCGAACGCCAACGATTGCTGTTGGCCCTGCGAGATCTTTCGACCAACGCCAGCCCGCATCGCCGCGCTCAACGAGACCGCATCAACCATCGGCTCCATCACGAACGGAACCACCTCGTAGCTGTAAGAGCCTGCCGCGTTCGTGGCAGGAGTCCGCAGCGTGGCCACTCGGGTGGTCGCGTTGTACGCCGAGATCGTGCATTCGTCCGTGACATTGGCCCCGAAGATCCGCAAGTAGCAGCCCACGTAGGCGTTCTCGCGCTTATCGAGGGAGCCCAAGAAGCCAGTAGATGGCAACGTGAATGTCCCGTTCGCATTCAAAGTTCCTGTCGTTCCGGAGACGTAGTGAGCGGCGACGTCACCTGACGGAACGTACAAGATGGTGTACGTCTTGGCCTCGGTCGGGTAGGGCTTGAACGAGATCAGGTTGCCCTCGATCGACCAGCCTGGGCCGTACACGTTGAACTCGCTACGGGGGTGGAAGTCCTCGATGAACACGCCCGTTGACGCATTGACGATGCCCACCCGAAGAACCTGGCGCACCATCGGGGGCAACCGGTAGTACTGGGTGTTCGCGGCAACCGTGACCGTCAGCGGAACCACGACCTGTGCGTCTGACATCATGGAGACCCGCGAGACCACGTCGGTCATCGCGCTCGACATGAAGAACCGCACCAAGTAGTTATCGTCGTACTTCGCGTCCAGATCCGGATCATCCAAGTAGTGGCGAACCTTCTCGCAGTACGTCTTGATGATGGATCCGGTTGAGTGCATGGTTTAGCCCGTAGAAATGATCTTCTCGTTCATGGCCCAGCGTAGCAACTCCCGCATCTGGTCCAGCTCTGGCCCGTCGTCCGGAACATCTTCAAGACTCAGTTTGTCGGCGGCTTCATCCAGCTTCCGTTTCCGAAGCACCTTCTCCATGTCGTCGAGCACGGTCTTTCGGTCCATCAGCGCACTCTGCCGGTCGCTGATCTTCTTGTACCGATTCTTCCGCATCTCGTCGACCATCTCGTGCTCTGGCTTGCAGCGCCACATCAGCCAGTCCATCTCCGGCAGATCTGCCGGATGATCTCCCGGAGGACCCGAGAAGAGGCAGATCTCGGTTGCAGCGGCAATGCCCTGCCCGAACACCTTGGGCTTGATTGACCACTGGGCTAGACCGAACTTGCCGGTCTTCCGATGGCGGTACACGAAGAGGTTTTCCAACCCCGTCTTCCGCCGCAGACTTTCCAGCCACGGGCACGTAGGGATCAACTCAAAGCGTTCCGGAGTCATCTCCGTACCCATCAACAGAGCGATAGTCATCTGCTCGTCAGACATTGTCATGTAACACTCCAAAGAATAGGGGCCACCCCATTTACGAGGTGGCCCCATTGTACCGTTTCCGTCAGTGTGAATCAGACAATGTTGTCTGAGTTCATGTAGACGCGGTCTTCGGTGATGCCCGTGAGCTTCATGCCGTTGACCTGATCAGGAACCAGCTGCATGCGGATACGACCCGGCATCTGGCTCGCTTGGGTCACCAGGTTGGCATTGCTGCCGGCACTGGTGCTGGTGGTGACGTAGACCGGGAGCTGGTTGGTCGAAGTGCCGGTGATGGCGCCCGCGACGAACTCGAACGGAACGTAAGCGTCCGCCTGGCTCATCTTGGACATACCGTTCGGGCTCGGTGGGACGTACTTCTTCCAGTTCTTGCCGCCGAGCTTGACGCCGTACATCGTGCCCTGCTCAACGAACCGGGAGGTGTAACCCTTGTACGAGTTGCCCTCGAAGCTGAAGGTGAAGCCTTCCTGCTGGCCTTCGCTCGTGATCGACGCGACACGGTTGGTGCGGTCGATTCGGTACTGGCCGATCTTCTGCGACTCGTACGCGCTCCACACACCTTCGGACGCAATGAGCGTGTCGATGGTGTGACCATTCGGCTCGAACGCCGAGTGGACGCGCTGGAGGTAACGCTTCAGGTTGTACTCGGTGAGAACCCCGTTGACGTTGTACTTGAAGCTCTTGAACTCCGGACGCTCTGCAACATCGATGAAGTCGGAGCTATCCGATTCTGCACCGAGAAGCTTGGTGGACGAAGTTTCAGCACCGTTCTTCAGCCAGCTGTTGATGCCAGCGATACCGACGAACGTGTTCGAGCCGACATTGGATGCGTTGATCGTCGCGTTCGCGTACACGATGAACGCAAGATCGAAGTCAGTCTGCGCCGCGTAGGTCGTCGTAACCGCCGAACCAGCAGCATTTCCAGCCGTATCGAGGAACGTCGTGTTGGGATCGACGTTCGTGACAAGCACGACTTCGTTGGTCAGCGGATCAACGCTCTCAACGATGAGCTGAACACGAGTACTACGGGTTTGATTAGCTTGAGCAGCTTGTCCGTCGTTTGCACGATCACCGTCAGCGTAGACCATGTCAACGCGCTGACCACGGGAGAAACGATGAACCGCGTAGTTGCTGGGGTTGAACTTGATCTGGTAGTAGGTCGAGGTCGAGGTTCCAGTTGCACCAGTAGAGGACGCCACTGAACGAACCTGGGTGTTGGTCATGCCGCAGAGACGGTACGAATCGTTCTGCGAGAGGTACCAGTAGTTGCACAGCGTGTGCGCCATGTTGCGGGCGAACGCGGTGAGCTTCGGAGCAACCACTTGATCGATGAGCGCCGGCGTAGCGTCGGCTTGCTTCTCACCGAGGGTGATCATCAGGTTGGTGACGAGCGAACGCATCGGGATCGCGAGGCGATACGCCGTGGCGTTCGGACCCTCAAGCGGGCTTGGGTAAGCTTGGGCGGCCGATTGCAGGTGCATCGAGGGGCCAAACGACGAAGTGCCTGATCCGTAGAGATCCTGTTCGCCGAACGAACGGCCCGACTCGATCACGCCAGTGAGGCTGCCCATGAAGAGGCGAGTGATCTTGAGGTCGCGGCCGAGATCGCCGGAGTTGCCGACGCCCTGGCTGGTGACGACGTTGTCGCGCCACACCGGATCGAGACCGGCGAGGAACACGCGCATCGACTTGTTGAGAACTTCCTGAATGCGGTTTGACTGACGGTCGAAGATCGACCCGGTTGTTGCGAAAGGCATGACTTGTTTCCTTCAGATCAGATTGCGGATTCACCTGGAGACGATGCCAATGCCCGCTTGATCGTGTCTGATGCGAAGTTCTTGACCTGGGACTCAATGTCACTCAGGGATGCACCAGGCTTGTACTCAGGCTCGGGAACTGGCTTAGAGCGCAGAATCTCCTGCGCGTCGAGTCCGGTGACCGTTTCCGAAGACCGACCCAAACGGTCAATGTCTCCGATTACCGACCGAAATGTGCCCACTACGGGCTCTACTGCTTTCTCAACCTCTTCGGACATCCATGCGTCCTCAAAGGTTCCTGCGGAAGCCCGTCGGGCTTGCATTCGTTCGATGGCCCTCTGCTCAAGCTGAGACCGCAAGGTCTGCTTCGCTTGCTGGAGGCCCTCGTCACCACGAGTGGACTTCGCGCTTTCCAGAAGTCTCTGGAAATCAGCGTTCTTTTCCAGCACTCGATCCAACTGGGAGTTGAGGTTCTCGCGGAGTTCCCTCACGCGCATCTTGTGAAGTTCAGCTCGCTGTGCCTCAAGTTCCTGTCGGAGAATCTGTTCGTTGCTCATGGTGTCCTCTTGTGAACCCCCACTGGGATTGGTGTCGTCTTCCAGATCGGGGAGATCGATCTCTTCAATCTCGTCTTCATCGTCATCGGGGAACTCCGGCGCATCGTCTTCGGTGTCCGGTTTCGGGGTACCCTGCTGCATACGTGCGCGTACAGCTCCGAGGTACTGGTCGATCTGTTGATCCTCGTACCCAAGGTCCGCCAAGATGTTGCGGGTCGCATCTTCACGCTCGTCTGCCGAAGCATCAGCGCGGAACAAAGTACCAACGCGCTTCAGATCGCCCTGCAGCGTGTCGTTGATCTCGATTGCTTCCGCCAGATCCTTGCGGCTCTGCACGAGATCCTTGATGGAAACCTCGGTGCCGTCGTCAAGCGTGATCGTTGTTGAAAGGTCGATGTCTGCCATTTACATCCCTTGCATCTGGGGCACCATTCCGGGCTGCGGAGCCGGTGCCCCCTGCTGGAGCCCCTGCAGCTGGGCCATCTGCTGGTCCAGTTTGCCTAGCATAGCCACATCGTCAGGATTGGGAAGGGCATTCGGCAACACAAGTCCCATGAATCCGAGCATCGTCTTGTGGTACTCAATGAATGCATTCTGTACCTCGGCCGACGCAACCGCCATCGTCGGTGAAGCCATGAACGAATTGAGCACTCGGATCTGCATCTCAGGCTTCGATGTCTGCGGCGTCAAAATCAACTGCCCGGGTTCCTTGCCGTCACCGTACAACAGCAAACAGTTGCGGACCACGGACTCGTAGGCCGACTGATGCTCGTCGGTCCACATCGCGAAGTCGAGACCTTCCTTCAGCGCGAACAACATGAAGGTGTCCGGATCAATCTGGAACTGCTGCTGGAGCTGGAGGGCTTCCTGCTTGCGAGCCACCTTGCTCCTCGGATTGATGTCCTTGATCTTGAACGACAGCTGGCTCAACGACGGCAACGGATTGCGCTCGAAGCTCACAGCCATCGTCTCTGGATCCACCACAACGCCCGCAAGATCCAGCGTCAACTGATCAACCGTGAACGTCTTCGGGCTGAACACAACCTCACGCACCGAGCCCGCAAGCACCGCTCGATAGCAGTCACCCCACGCTTGCTGCACACCAGCAGTCGGCGTGTTCATCGCTCGGTTGACCTGTTCATCCAAGAACTGCAGACCCGTGGCCGAGTCCACCCGGCCCTTCTCCGCAATCAAATCACGGATCGGGTTCAATCGATCGATCTGCTGAACCGCGAACGCGCTCACGCGCCCGGGCACGTCACCCGAGTTGTACGGCGTGATGTTGAATGGTCGGAAGCCTTCGCTGATCGGATCCGGTTCCCATGGGAACACGCGCAGTCCCTGACCAACGTCTCGCAACATCGTGTTCGCGTTGAACGAGCCGTGCGGTAACACCAACACACCGTACTTGTCGATGTCCCGAATGTTGTTGAACAGCGACTTCTGCAACCGTTCTGCCTCCCGACACAGCGGGAACAACAGATCGAAGACGCCGGCTCCGTGGAACGAACCGTTCTCCATGAACCGTGCGAACCCGATCGGGCAGTAAACCTCTTGGCCCTCCAGATCCTCATCGTGGATCACGTACTCACCACTCGTCACCACGTACCGTGTGACAGTGTCCCGAGGACCCTTCAGCCACAACTCACGGACCCGAACGACCTGCATCGAATCGGCTTCTGGGTCGTGACCGACGACCTTCTGATCCGAGTAGACCACCTGAGAACCAAGGGTGTACTCGTTGGCGTTCTGCTGCTCGAAAGTCTCGCCCGGCTTGATCGTGTAGAACTCCATCCGTTCCTTGTTGCGAGCAACCTTCGGTCCGAACGTGTCCTTCAGGAAGTCCATCGACACGACGCGCTGCCTCAACAACCCGCGCTGCTTCGTGTAGTCCGCCGTCAAACTCGGGAACGGGAACAACTCCATCGGGTGCACCACCTCCAGATCAGCAGTCATGCCGATCGTCGGGTGATTCACCATGTGGCCCGTGATTCCGCAGGAACCCAGAAGCGCGAAGATGTGGTTGAACTGGGGGACCACCCGCTGCAACTGATGATCCGAGACCACCTGATCCAGCATGATCTGGGCGATCGACCGCTGCCGGATCGAGCTCAACGACGACCCGACCCGCATCACGAGCGGCCTGAAGTCCAAGCTGCTCAGCCGGCCAGAGATCTTGTCCACGGCACTGAGCAACTCGGACGACTGGAAGTCCAGCCGGTCCTGCTCGTCCAGATAAGAATATCGGACGGTGCCACTCTCGGGGTCAAACACATCAAACTGACGGGCCCCCATCAGGTAGTACAGGGCCACGAGCCACGTCGCCCTGCGGTACGCCAGGCGATTCGTCTCCCGTTCGCAGTGCTCGTCGATGATCCGAGCCAACGCCATCGGATCCTTGGTCAGTTTGATCTTGT